TTTAACTGGTCGTATCTGACCAGCGAATCTCAAGACCCCGCTCATGTTTTGAACTGTTATCGCCATCCCCCTGAAAACAATCTCGGCGATGTGGTGCGGCTGATGTTGGGCCGGGCGTATTCGTCTCAAGATGAAAAACTTCGCAAGGAAAATGTATACAGTTGTTGCGGTAACGAGGGGATGCCGGATTCTCACGACGGTCCTTGTGCAATGGGGGTGGACAATGATGATAAAAAGCACGTTGTGATCGGCGTGCGGACCGGCGGGGAGACCTACAAAGTTATCCGGGTCTTTGTACTGGATGATGTTACCCAAAATCGATTTGCTCAATTACTGGATATTATTCAACGGTACCGGGTCAAATCCTGTGTCACGGATTTGCGGCCCAATGCCGACGCGGCACGGGAATTTCAAAAGGCCGCGATTCGGTATGGATGCCGCGTCTGGTTGTGTGAGTACACCGATTCGCCCATGCAGGATGTTAATTTTCTGGATACCAATGGGATCGTCAAGGTCTACCGGACGGGGATTTTTGATTATACCCATCGGATCATTACATCCAGCCAGATCGTTTTCCCCCGCCGATCCCGGCTGATCGATGATTTTGCTCAGCAGTGTTGCAACTGTGTCAAGAGCAAGGAAATCGACAAACGCAAACGCATAACGATTTATCGCTATAAGAAAACCGGCAATGGAAATGACCATTTCCGCAATGCGTTGAATTATTTTTCGGTGGCCTCGTTGAAGGTGGGCCAAAGTCACGACCGTCGGTTTGGTCAAACCAAGGAAGATTGTATTATGGAATACGCTGTTTTTTAGGAGATAAATCATGGGAAAGCCCAAAGCCCCCGAACCGCCGCCCCCGCCCCCGCCTGTAGCTCCGGCGGCTACTGTAGAGGACACCGCCCCTGCTGGGGATGAAGCCATCACGCGAAAACGCCGTCAAGGTGGATATCGCAAGACGGTATTGACCGGATCGCTATCGCCGTCCAGCGGCAAAAAAACCGTATTAGGATAAAATCATGGACAATCGAGCCGTAGAAATCATTCAGGAATGGCAACGCGAAGATTCGGACGCCTCCGTGCCAATGGCATTGTATCAACAGGTTGCCGATCACTTTATGCAACGGGAAAGCTCTATCCTCTCCCAAAAGACACCCGGAGAAGATAAATCCCTGCCGATCATTGATCCCACCGGCCGCATTGCGTTTCAAAAGATGTGTGCCGGTCTGTCGTCGGTCTTGTTTCCGCCGGGGCAGTATTTTTGTCGATTGGCTCCTGAGTCTCAAGCGGAGTTTAACGGTAACACGATCAGTTATCTCAATCGCGTTACAGAGATTCTCCATACGGAACTATTTAAGCCCTCCTGTAATTTCATTTTGGAAATCAACGAAACAATCATGTCATGGGCCGGATTCGGCACAGCGTGTATTTTTTCTGAATGGAATAACGATCTGTTGAGTTTGAATTTCAAAGATTGGGACGTAGCGAATTTCCGTTTCGGTGTGGATGCCCGGGGCTATCCCAATCGTTGTCTGATCCGCTGGCAGTACACCGCCGAACAGGCGGTGCAACTGTTTGGGGACAAGGCCGGTCGATTGGTGATTGAAGCGGCTAACGATCCACGACGGCGACAGGATAAGTTTTATTATATCTGGCGGATTCGTCGTCGACCTGTTCGCAGTATGAAGTATGCCGACCGCTTGAATTTTGCCTATGAAAACCTGTGTGTCAATGAACGGGAGAAGATCGTAGTTGATGAAGGCGGGTTTCGTGAATTGCCTTATCACATTGCCCGTTGGTTGACCAGCAGTCAGGAAAAATGGGGCTATGGGCAAGGGGTCTATGGTCTGTCGGCCGATAAGGAACTGCAACAACAAAAACGATCTTTGTTGTTGTGTGCCGATTTATCCAATAATCCTCCCCGTCAAACCTTGTCGTCCTTTGATGGCACGCCCAAAGTATATCCCGGGGCCAATAACATCGTCACGGAAATGAACTCGATTCAGGCGTTGGACCGCAACCTGCATGGCAGTTTTCCGATCAGTAAAGATACGCTGGACATGACCAAACAGGATATCCGCAATATCTTTTATGACAAGGTGTTCGCCCCACTGGATGAACTGACCGGGGATCGCCGGACCCGGTTGGAAATCGCCGAACGGATCAAGGCCGGATATCAGCAAGTGGTATTGCCAGCCACCCGATTTTACAACGAATGCCTGACGCCGCTGATCGAACGGTGTGTATTACTGTTGCTTCGCAATTACCGAATCCCCGCCCCGCCGCCGCAATTAGGTGGATTCAAGGTGGAATATTTGGGCCGCCTGGCGTTGGCATTGAAAGAACAAAACGCCGATGCGTTGCAACGCTATGTCGAGTTTTCGGCATTGATGGAACAAGTGGTTCCTAATTTTACGGTCGATACAATCAATGTGGATCGGGCCGGTCGGAATATGGCAACCACGTTTGGGGTTAATGAATCGGATTTGAATACCCCCGAAGAGCGGGATGCGTTAAGACAAGCTCGACAACAGAAAGAACAACAAATGCAGGCGATGATGGCCGCCCAGGCGATGGGCCAAGCCTATCGAGATGGATCAGCCGCCCCGCAACCTGGATCACCTGCACAACAAATGTTGCAAGGAGTCGCCTGATGCCTAAAGCAATGGAACGCAAACTAAAAGCACAGGCCCGTAAGCGGTTTGGATCAACCACCAGTGCCCGGGCCAGAGCGTATATTTATGGAACCATGCGAAAAACAGGTTGGAAACCGAAGCGAGAAAAAGAATGACCGCCGATCAGTTAAGTCGAGCCTACAAAGAATGTTTCGCCACACAAGCCGGACAGACCGTGCTGGATCATTTGGGTACGTTCTGTCTGGCGAATTACAATCAGAACCCGGCTGATCCCACATCAACCAATCAGACCTATTACAACTTGGGAGCGTATGCCGTCTATCGCATGATCCAACATCAAATCAATATGAATTTAGGCCAACGGGCCGAAGAATGTATTATGGAAACTGAGCAAGGAGAATAACATGTCCGAAGAAACAACCCCGGCCGCCGTCACCCCCGAAGCAGGTCCATCGTTTATCAATACCGATGGGTCATTCAATGAAGGCTGGCAAAATCAGGTGATCCCCGAAGACATCCGAGGTCGCAATCAAATGTTATGGAGCGGGATGAAAAGCGTCGATGATCTGATCCAGCACGTCGACAACCAGGATAAAGTTATCAGTCGGCAAAACAAGGGCGTTTACCCACCCGGCGAAAATGCCAATCCGCAGGAAATTCTGGCCTTTCATCGGGCTATTGGCGTACCGGAATCGCCGGACGGTTACACTCTGACCATCCCCGAAGGAGTTGAAAAGTATTATCAGGATGCCGAGTTGATGAACGAGGCCAAAGGGGTCATGCACCAGTTGGGGCTGACACCCAAGCAATTTGCCGGGATCATGGCGTTGGATGCCAAGCGAATGCAACAGGCCGAACAGGCCATGACCTCTGATCCGGTGGCTTTTTATGAGGAAGCGTTGGAATTGGCGATGCCGGTTATGAAACAACAGGCCGAAGCCGAATTGCGGGAAAAATGGGGCGATGCGTATGATACCCGGTTGCAGTTTGCCAATGCCGCCATCACCGAAAACACCGAAGAAGGTGAGCAACGGGACAAATTATTGGAACGAATTGGCAACGATCCACTGGTTGCTGATTTTATCGCCACAATACACCACAAACACCATACGGAGTCCCACGGCGTGGATACGTCATTGGGTGAAGGCGGTAAATACATGAGTGTCGATCAACAGATACAATCGTTAATGAACAATCCACACTACATGGATGGCAAAACCAATCCTGTTGAGCATAAACGCATTATCGAAGAAGTGCAACGGCTCATGTTGCAAAAAAGTGGTGGAAAAATGTTGGAATAAGGGGTTGACAAAATAAAATATCTGACATAGTGTGTCATATACAACTTAAATCACGGGCAAATCTGCAAGAACCCGCGTTGACCGCCTGAAAGTGGGCCGTTGACCGAACGCTAAACGCAGGTAGAACCTGTTGAGTATCTACTCAAAGGC